AGCCCGTCGCGGCTTTCGGCGGCGAGGGTTAGCTGGAAAGTGTCCTCTCCGTCGACGAAGAGCCTGCCGGCCACGTCGGCGGGCTTCAGGCTGTAATGTTTCATGGCGGCCAGCGTGCGCATGTGCATTTCGTCGGCGGTGTCTTCGAGGTTCACGAGCCAGACGTTGGCTTGCTCTTTGACCTTGGTTCCGAGGAGTTCACGGCCGGTGGCTATGGCGAGTGCTTCGACGGTGACGAGACTGCTTTTACCTATCCCGCCGGCGGATGCGAGAACGCTGACATAGGAGCGCACATAGTCGTAGCCGTAGACCCAGCGTCTGCGTGGGATCGACGAGGCGTCGAAGCGGTCGAAGATGGTCGGCCAAGCGTCTTCGTCGGGCGGCGGGTCGGCGGTCGGGATGTCGTCGGGCGCTTCGTCGAATGTATCCTGCGGGCTACATGCGTTTGCATTACCTTCCGCAGGCTCTGCAACGGCCTCAGGAGCGGCGACTTCTTCGACGGGTGTCGGCACCATGTCGAAGTCGTCCAGGCTGTCGGCGGGCTGCGTAGGGGCCGGCAGAAGGGTTTGCGCGCGGAGTTCTGCCCCGTAGGCCCGGACGGCGGCCCGCATGTCGCCTCCGTGTTCGAAGAAGGCGTAGAGGTCGAAAGCATCGCCCCATGTGTAGGAGTGCGGGCCGAGGGTTTTAGCGCGGCCTAAGCCATTGCCCGCGTCGGACGACGAGAGGCTGACCCAGTGGGTAACGTAATCTCGCGTGGCATATGAGCCTGAGGTTTGCAGGGGCGAGCGGTAATGTGAGGAGGAGCCGCGCCGGTCGTAGCCATATTTTCCGAGCAGGTCGGCGATGGTGTGGCGTGCGTTGAATTCTTCGACGGGATCGACCTCGTGCGGCATGTCGAGCCGACGTTTGGCGCGCTCTTGTTCGCGGGCCTGTCGGTCGGCGGCTGCCTGCTCGGCGGCTTGCTGTTCGCGTTTTTTGCGGGCGATGATTTCTTCTTGCAGCCGGCTGCCGGCGAGGTCGAGGGCGCGGTCGCGTTGGATGAAAGTGTCGTAGAAGATCGGCCGGCCGTCGGGTTTGCGTTTGTCCCACGGGATGTTGGGGAGGAAGACGGGCTGCCCGCAGCGGGCCAGCGCCGGGTCGCATTGGATGTTGCGGGCGGCCAGCATGTCGAAGAGTGCGGCCTGCGCGTCTTCGTATTCTTCGCCTGTGAGAGTTTGCAAAAGCGGGATGAGGGCTCGCCATTTCGGCTCGGCCTTCGTGGCTCCGGATGATGAATAGATGAGGATGGCGACCCGCCCGCAGACGGCCTCGATGGCTTCTACGAGGTCTTCCTTTTTCGGGTGCCCGGTGTCCACGTCGACGCACAGCATACGATATTGACCGCGCTGGCGTTGGACATCGTGCGAGCGGCCGTCGTGTTCGCGGTATGTCGACGGGATGATGAAGTCGGCGGCGGTCTTGTCGACGGCGGTCGGCTCTTTGACGCGGGCGATGATGTTTGTGAAGTCGATCCCGTCGTAGACGGCGCCGGGATTATTGATGAGTGTTTCGCGTGCCCCGTGGGCTAGGAGGAACATGGGCCGCATTATTGGCCCCTATATATGGTGTTGCCAGCGGGTGCGGCATACATTATCTTCCTCATTGCGGATCTCTCCCATCTGCGTGTCGACCTCGAACCTGACCCCGGCCGCGCCCTCCCCGCCGCCGGGGTCTTTTTATGCTTAAAAGGGTATATCGTCCCCGAGCACTTCGTTGAGCGGTTTTGCCGGCTCTTGCACGCGGGGCGGCGGGGCGGTTGGCTTTGGGGCTGGCCCGAAGTCGTCGAGGTCTGATTTTGCCGCCGGGGCCACGTCGTCGAAGTCGTCCAGCCCGCCGTCGCCGTATTTGGGTTCGGTGACTTGGACGACATCGAGGATCATGCTGATGCCGCCTTTGCCTTCCGGGTCGACGGCGGGGAAGGCCCATGCTCGAATGGTGCCAACGGAGCCTGACCAGATGTTGAGGTCGGCCAGCGGTGCCTTCGCCCCGTCGATGACCTTTGGCGCGGTGTTGGCCGTGCCGTCGCCTTTGGTGCCTGTTCGCTTAGCCGTGAAGGTTACTGTTTGCCCGTCTTCGGATTTTTTCATGCCGTAGATTTTCGTGAAAGCGGGCAGCTTGGGGCTACGGGCCTTGCAAGCTTCGTAGTGGGCTTTGAGTTCGCCGTGGAGTTGCCGCGCGTCGGCCGTGGGCATCTCCCATGCGACGGACCATGCGGCGCCCTGTGCGGTGGGCTGGCATGGCTCGCTGGCCTGCTTGCCCGTGTTGAAGCGGTAAGTGCCGTTCAGCTTCGGGTAGAGCAGTTTGACGTTCCTTACGAGCACTTTGTGAAAGTCGTTAGCTTCTGGCATCGGTCTCTCCTTTGGTTGCCAGTGGGATCAGAGGTCTTCGAGATCGTCAATCGACATCCACGACGGCTGGCCGATGAAGTTGATCTCGGGCCAACCGGTCTTGTAGTCGTCTTCTTTCGTCGCGTCTCGGATTTTCAGCAGCGTATCCGTGATGACGGCATCGGCATAGTTGAGGTAATCGGGTTCGATCTCGTGCAGGCCGACAGCGAACGGCGGCTCCTTTTCTACGGCTAGGAAGACGAAGCGGTTAGCTTCGAAGCCGGCTTCTTGCAGCACGCGCAGGTAAAAGGCTGCTTGGATGGCGTATCCGTAATTGTGGACATCGCGGGCGAAAAGTCGCGGGCTGGCCGACGCGCAGGTTTTCAGATCGACAACAAGCCCTTCCGACTCGATGTAAAGGTCGGGTCGGCATTTGATGTTGACGCCTGTTGTGCTGTCCAGCGCGAAAAAGCTGGCTTCGGCTATGCGTGGGACATCCATCCATGCGGGCATGTGGGCGATGGCCGACTTGGCTATCGTCTCGGCCAGATCGTATTCGGCTTCGGGCAGGAGGATCATGCCGTCGAGGTCGGCGGCGAGTTTGGCGTCTCTCCACTTGTCGCCGCGCCGGTCGGCGGGGCCTCGAAGGACGAGTTCTTTTTCCGGTTCTAGGACCATCGCGTGGACCGCCGACCCGAGGTCGAAGGCGACCGACTCCTTGCGCGCACCGTATTTCCAATGGCGCAGGGATTTTAGATGCACGGTCTTCACGTCGGAAGAAGATATAGCCGGATCAAGATGATACGCGGCGTTGCTCATGTCGGTTCTAATCATTTCATCTTGCTCCATCCATAGAGTGCAATCAGGGCCGCCTCGGCTCGGCCATCGTGTTTGGCGAGTTTCCACTGGTCGGCATCGTCGGGCCACGTCATGGAGGCAAGTTGACGGCTGGCCGCCTTGTCGGCTGAGAGCCGCAGGGCCTTCTTCCATGCCGACGGGTCTACGGCAAATGTCGGGATGCCGGCGAAGGACAGGCAGGCTTGCAGGATGCCGAAGCCCTCGGCGATGGTGGCGACGTGTTTGACGCCGATCTGACGCGGGTAAAAGGGGCGCTCGATCCAAGCCGCCGAGACCTTACCGATTTCGGAAAGGAGTTCGCGGCGGCCGTCGATGGTGTCGGGCATGTCGTAGGTCGTGACACGCATGTCGACACTTTCGAACACCGCGAAAGCGCCCTGCTTGCCGGGGTCGATCCCGAGGATAATCATGCCCGCTGCCCTCCATCGAATTGAAATGGTTCTTGCGTCGGCTCTGGCGGCCTTGGCAAGTCAAGCCGAGGCTGCGCCATCTCTTTCCTGATGCGCTCGCAAGCGATGTCGAAATAACCGGGATCCAGTTCGATGCCGATGAAGCTGCGGCCCTCGCGGACGCAGGCAACGCCCGTTGTCCCGCTGCCCATGAAGGGATCGAGGATGGTGCCGGGCATTTTCTTGATTAGCTGTTGCATTAGCGCCACTGGCTTTTCGGTCGGATGCACGCGGCCATTTTTCGCCATGCTTTGAACTGGCGGGCAATAGAGCACCGAGCCACAATCGCGCGAGCCGATAAATCCCCTGCCCATCACATAGATTTCTTCGTGATCGGGTTTCCACGGAATATCAAGTGCGCCCATGCCGAGGGCGCCGCCTTTATCCCAAATAAGCACTTGTCGCGTCGCTGCCGGGCGCGGGGCGCGCCACGAGCCGAACATCAAGCATGGCCGGGGAGCCGCCCACGCCGCAGCAGCATCGCGGGCTGCAGTCGTCTCGTCTTGTGCAATCACACGCGCCGTGCCCCACAAAGCCGCTGTTGCGTGCCCGCTGCTGTATCTAATCCCATAAGGCGGATCAGTCACCACGGCATCGACCTTGCCAAGCGTAGGCAGGATCTCGCGGCAGTCGCCTTGATACAGGACATGCGGCCCGATTTCGACGCGGCGCACCCACGGGTCAGTCATGCCGCCTGCCTTTCGACGTAAGCCGTCAGGGCGGCGAGATCGCTTTCGGTCGCTTCCTGCTTGGCCGTCATCAGGCGCCAGAGGCGGTCGTATTTCATCCCGGTTGACGCAGCCACGGCGGTCAGCTTGCGGTCGCCGAGCCGCTCTCTGAGTTCTTTCATGGTGTAGAGCATGGTTGGCCCTCCTTCGGCCGAGACCCTAACCGCATGTCGCGCGGCTGGCAACGGTCCTCGTGAAATTTTTTTCGCGCGGCGTGTAATTGACAGTTGACTGTGCCGCTGGTGGTGGTATGAAGGGGCATCGACAACGGGAGAGACAGATGACCGAGATCGACACCCTCAAAAGCAAGGTCGCCAAGCAGCGGTCGGAGATAGCCAGACTTGAGCAGAAGGTGGCCGAGTTGGCGATGGACAAATTACAGATGCACCGGGACATCCTCGTCCTCAAAAGCAAACTGGGAGAGAGCAATGATTGACTATTGGGTCGAATGGAAAGTCGTCCTCGACGGCGGCATGTATGTCGAACGGGACGCGACCGCCTGCTTCCGGGTGCAGCCCGGCGATCACTGGATCGAACT